CTCATTCGCAGACTATTTTCCCCCTAAAAGGGCGCGACCGGCCTTCGACCCGTCATCCTTTCCTATCCGACCCCATGCCTCCCGCCGCCCACACGGGCCGCACGGCGCCCGCACCGACCCGGAGCCCCTGCATGCCAGCCGCCACCGCGCGCAAGCCGCGTCGCGCCGCCACGTCGGCGCCTGAAGGGCAACCGGGGCCGCAATGGCCTGCGGACCGGGTCGAGCGCCGGGCGGTGGAGAGCCTGGTGCCGTCCGCCCGCAACGCCCGCACCCATTCCGACGACCAGGTCGGGCAAATCGCGGCTGCCATTCGGGAGTGGGGCTGGACCACGCCGGTGCTGGTCGACGAGCACGACGAGATCATTGCCGGGCACGGTCGCGTGCTGGCGGCGAAGCAGCTGGGGCTCGCGCAGGTTCCGGTGATCATCGCGCGCGGCTGGAGCGAAGCGCAGAAGCGCGCTTACATGATCGCCGACAACAAGATCGCGCTTAACAGCGGGTGGGATAGCAGCCTGCTGAAGATCGAGCTCGGCGAGCTTAAACTCGGCGGGTTCGACGTGACGTTGACCGGCTTCGCGCCGCTTGAGTTGAGCAGCATCATCGGCGGCTTCGGCGGCGAGCGGACGGATGCCGACGAGATACCAGAGGCGCCGCCAATCCCGGTCTCCGCTCCTGGCGACGTCTGGGTCCTTGGCCGGCACCGGCTCGCGTGTGGCGACAGCACGGACCCGGCGACAATCCAGCGGCTGATGGCGGGCGACGTCGCCGACCTCTGCTTCACGTCGCCGCCCTACGGCCAACAGCGCGACTATGAAGCCGGGATTGCCGACTGGCTCGTGCTGATGAAGGGCGTGTTCGGCGTCCTTCCCGTCAAACGCGAGGCGCAGGTCCTGGTGAACCTGGGACTCATCCACAAGAACAACGAGGTCGTCCCGTACTGGGAGCCGTGGGTCGAGTGGATGCGGGCCGGCGGCTGGCGTCGGTTCGGCTGGTATGTCTGGGACCAAGGACCCGGAATGCCGGGCGATTGGAACGGCAGGCTGGCGCCCGCCCACGAGTTCATCTTTCACTTCAACCGCGTCGCCGACCGCGTCCGCAAAACCAAGGAGAAGATGCCGGAGAACGTCGCGGTCATGACCCGCGCCGGCGCTCGCGGCGGCATGCGGCGCAAGGACGGAACCGTCGGGCGGCGTTCCAATGTCGCCGCCGGGCTCCAGCCGCGGAAGATCCCGGACAGCGTCGTCCGCGTCATGCGGCATAAGCACGGGAAGGGCGGCGATCGCCTCGCTCATCCCGCGGTTTTCCCGGTCGACCTCGCCTCCGAAATGCTGACGGCGTTCTCGGATACGGGCGACATGGTCTTCGAGCCCTTCTCCGGTTCCGGCACGACCATCATTGCGGCCCATCGACACGACCGCGTCTGCCGCGCGGTGGAGCTCGCTCCGATCTACGTCGATATCGCGGTTCGTCGGTGGGAGCGCTTCACCGGCGACGCCGCCGTCCTCGAGAGCGACGGCAGGACGTTCGGCTCCGTCGAGCCCGGGCGCGCCACCAGGAGGGCTGCCTGATGGCCCGCAAGCCTGCGAAGCCTGCTGGCGAGCCGTCATGGCCCGCCGACCACGTCGAGCGGCGCTCCGTCGCCTCGCTGGTGCCCTACGCGCGCAACGCGCGGACCCATTCCGAGGAGCAGGTCGCCCAGATTGCAGCCGCCATCCGCGAGTGGGGCTGGACGAATCCGGCGCTCATCGACGAGGCCGGGGAGATCATCGCCGGGCATGGTCGAGTGATGGCCGCTCAAAGCCTTGGCATCCGGGACATCCCGGTGGTGATCGCCCGCGGATGGACCGAGGAGCAGAAGAAGGCCTACCGCCTTGCCGACAACCAGCTGCCGCTTAACGCAGACTGGGACGAGCGCCTGCTCCGCGTCGAGCTCGGCGAGCTCAAGCTGGGCGGCTTCGATACATCCCTCATTGGATTCGGTCCGCTCCAGCTGAATGCGCTGCTGGCGCCGCGGACGACGGGCTTGACGGACCCCGACGAGGCTCCGCCGCTGCCCGAGAAGCCTGTCAGCCGGCCCGGTGACCTGTGGCACCTCGGTCGCCACCGGCTGATTTGCGGCGACGCCGAGGACGCAACAGTCTCCCGCACTGTCCTCGGCGGCGTCCGCCCTCATCTCATGGTCACCGACCCGCCCTACGGCGTGAAATACGATGCCGCCTGGCGGAACAATCGCGGCATGAGCAAAACGAAACGCACCGGCGCGGTCACCAACGACGATAAGGCCGACTGGCGCGGCGCTTATGCTCTGTTCCCGGGCGATGTTGCTTATATCTGGCACGCTTCGCTTCAGAGCGCGGCGTTTGCCGAGAGCCTGCTGGCCAGCGGCTTCGAGCTCCGGGCCCAGATCATATGGGCCAAGGACCGCCTGCAAATCAGCCGAGGCCACTACCATTGGCAGCACGAGCCTTGCTGGTACGCCGTCCGCGCCGGCGCCACCGGACATTGGCAGGGTGACCGCACGCAGACCACCGTCTGGAACATTGCGAACAAGAACCAGGACGCGGACACGGTCCACAGCACGCAGAAGCCGGTCGAGTGCATGCGGCGCCCGATCGAGAACAACAGCAGCGCCGGCCAGGCTGTGTACGAGCCATTCTGCGGTTCCGGCACGACCATCATTGCGGCGGAAATGACGGGCCGCTCGTGCCACGCCATTGAGCTCGAGCCCGGCTATGTCGACGTAGCCGTCCGCCGCTGGGAGGCATTCACCGGCGAGGAGGCGACGCTCGAGGGCGACGGCCGGACGTTCGCCGCGATCGCCGCGGAGCGCGAGCCTGCGAAGGCCGCCTGATGGCGGAGCACTGGCCGGCCGACCAGGTCGAGCGGCGCCCGATCGGCAGCCTGGTGCCGAACGCGCGGAACGCGCGCACGCACACCGAGGAGCAGGTCCAGCAGGTCGCCGCGGCAATCCGGGAGTGGGGCTGGACCATCCCGGTCCTCGTCGACGAGCGCGACCAGATCATCGCGGGTCACGCGCGCATCATGGCGGCGCAGACCCTCGGCATCCGGGAGGTTCCGGTCGTCGTCGCCCGCGGCTGGACAGAGAAGCAGAAGCAGGCATTCCTCATCGCGGACAATCAGCTGGCGCTTGCCGCCGGCTGGGACCGCAAGCTGCTGGTGAGCGAGCTCGAGGCGCTGGGCATCGGCGGCTTCGCGCTTGGCCTCACCGGGTTCTCGCAATTGCAGTTGGACCGGCTCCTGCGTGGCACCAAGGGCCGGACCGACCCGGACGATGCGCCTGCCGCACCCGCGCGCCCGACCTCGAGGCACGGCGACGTTTGGCTGCTGGGGCGGCACCGCATTGTCTGCGGCGACTCCACCAGCGAGGCGACGGTCGCCGCGGCGCTTGCCGGGGCCCGCCCGCCGCTGATGGTGACCGACCCGCCCTATGGCGTCGAATACGACGCGACGTGGCGCGTCGCAGCCGGCGTTAACAAGCCGTGGCAGAAGCGGGCGGAAGGCAAGGTCGCGAATGATGAACGCGCCGACTGGACGCCAGTTTGGCAGAATTTCCCAGGCGCGATCGCTTATGTATGGCACGGAGGCCTGCACGCCTCCGAGGTAGCCGCGAGCCTTCAGGTCGCGGGTTTCCTGGTTCGCTCGCAGATCATTTGGGCCAAGCAGGCGCTCGTTATCGGGCGCGGACACTATCACTGGCAGCATGAGCCCTGCTGGTACGCCGTGCGGAAGGGCAAGGACGCCCGCTGGTGCGGCGACCGATCCCAGTGCACGCTTTGGGAGGTTCCGAACACTCACCCGACGCAGGGCGACGCCGACGATATGCGGACGCCGCACTCGACCCAGAAACCCGTCGAGGTGATGCGGCGCCCGATCCTGAACCACCTGCGGCGTGGCGAAATCGTCTTTGACCCCTTCCTCGGCAGCGGCTCCACGCTGATCGCCGCGGAATCGTGCGGCCGGCGCTGTTACGGGATCGAGATCGAGTGCGAATACGTCGACCTTGTGATAGCGCGGTTTCAGGCGCTCACCAAACAGCAAGCCCGCCTTGAAGGCGGAAAAACGTACGACCTGATTGCGAAAGAACGAACCCAAAAAGAAAAGCGCGCCCGCAAGTCCGCTGCCTGATGGCCTGAGCCCGAAGCAGCGCGTCTTCCTCGACATTTTCGCGCAGGCCGGCTCTGTGAGCCTGGCAGCGAAGAAGGCGGAAATCGGCCGGCGAACGCACTACGACTGGCTGGAACAACCGGCCTATAAGGCAGCCTTCGAGGACGCGACCGAAGACGCGGCCGAGGCGCTCGAACGCGAGGCGCGGCGCCGCGCGATGCTCGGCACGGTGCGCCCGGTTTACTACAAAGGCAAGCCGTGCGGCGAGCTCCGCGAGTACTCCGACGTGCTGCTGATCTTTTTGCTGAAGGGCCTGAAACCCGAAAAATACCGCGAAAACGTGAACGTGAACGGCTCGCTCGACGTGAACCTGGCCGAGCGCCTCATCGCCGCGCGCGAGCGGCTGCGCAAGCACAACGAAGGCAAACAATGAAACTCTTGATGGCCCTGGCGCTGGCGATCGCGCCTGCGTTCGCGGCCGGAACCGTGTCGCACTCGATGGCGCAGCTGGGCACCCAGCTGGTTTTCGCCGAGACGTATACCTGGACCGGAGACGCGTCGAACGGCAGCGTGCCGGCCACGAGTACTCCGGAGTTTCTCGGAACGTTTCCGCAACTGCAGGGCTTCCACGCGGTGCAGGTGACGTTCGTGCCGGGCTCGCCCGCGCCGACCAACAACTACCACGTGACGCTCACCGATTCGAACTCGGTGGACCACCTGGGCGGCGCCGGCGCCTCGGTGAGCAGCTCGGCGTCGCAAACCTTCGCGATCAACGGGCCGCCCATTTCCGGCGTCCTGACGCTGAACGTAACCGGAAATTCGGTCAACAGCGCGCAGGGCTTCGTAGTGGTGTACTA